GCTCAAGGGGGTCCGCCGAACCGAGGTGCGATAGCTGAATAGTACCAGATTATGTAGGGATAGTGTAAAGGGATGTGGCCGTCAACCCTAAGGTTTTGGGTTCACGTCACCATACAGGTTGTAGGTACCGTCCAGCGGGAACCAATCCACCTGCACAAAGTCCGGCGAGTTGGGCGACACCAGCTCACGTCCGGTGTCCAGGTTACGCGACGGCTCCTCGGTGATGCTGGTCTCGCTGTAGACCGCTCGCTGCAGGGGCATCGACTGGAACATGGCTCACACCCGGCGTAGGGCGCCGTTGGGCAGGCGCAGCTGTTGATCCACCCAGCGATCGACGATCACCGGATAGACATGGTTGGGGTAGAGCAGTTTGCGCTGGCTGGCAATGTAGACAGGCATCCCGTGCCGTACTTCGACCTGGGCTACCTCTGCTGTCTGCTTGGGTGGCGGCGGTGCTGGAGGGGGAACCTCAGGAGCCGCCGGTGCGGGGGACAGCATCTGCGCCTCACCTGACGGAGGAATGGTCAAGGTGGGTTCTCGGCGCGGCCTGCCGCGTCGCGGCTTGTTGGGGGGGAGTGACGACTCGGTAGCGGCCATGGCTGACTCCAGAGGTTTGCTTGATTATAGCGAGGATCAACTGTGTTGCATAGGGTTTTGTCGGACCCTTACTGCGCTGATGGTGGCTGAGCAAAGTGCTGCTCGATGATGCGCTCAATGAGGTTGGAGACTGAGCGCCCCTGCTGGTGTGCCTCCTCCTTCAGCTTGTCCAACAAGTGGGGCTTGATCGTCACGGATGTCGTGCTGCGCACAGGCGGGCGAGAAACTGCTTGCATGAGAACTCCTGTTAAGATAGTCTGTGTGTAGGTAACATAGATCGTACCACACGATCTAGCTTCATGAACAGTGAATTTCTCCGCGGGACTAAACATGGCAGCACACATGACACAAGAGACCTTCCTGCAAAAGGCCCTAGAAGTCTGCGGAGACAGGTACACCTACGACAAAGCAGTCTACGTACGCAGTAGCCAAAAGCTTATTGTAACGTGCCGCAAGCACGGAGATTTTTTAATCTCAAGTGGCAATTTGTTTTTTGGTAAGGGCTGCCCTGCTTGTGCAAACGAAAGAAGACGCACAGCAAAGGTAACTACAGCGGCTAACAAGTTCAGAGACCAAGCCACTGAAGTACATAAAGGAAAATACTCATATGAGAAATCGGTCTATACGGCGGCCAAGAAGCCTATTATAGTCACCTGTCCGTTGCACGGGGATTTTGTTACTGAGCCAGACCGGCATCTGAGAGGTAGTGGGTGTCAGAAGTGCGCTGAGGAAGCTAGATCCGCAGCAAAGAGAATGTCTCAAGACGAATTTATCTCCATAGCGTCTAGGCTACACAACGGCGCCTATGACTATAGTGAGGTTGCTTACGCTGGATCAACTGACAAAGTAAAAATAACGTGCCCTGTCCACGGGGCATTCTGGCAAACACCAAACAGTCACCTACAAGGTACAGGATGTGAAAGTTGCGGAAGAGAGGCAACAGCAGAAAAACTATCTATAGGGTTTGACGAATTTTCAAAAAGGGCTAACATTACTCACAACAACAAATACCTCTACCATAAAGATACATACACGCAACTCAATGAGAAGACAACTATTACCTGCAAAATTCATGGGGACTTTCTTCAGCAAGCCAATTCGCATGCGCGTGGGTGTGGGTGCCCAGAATGCTCTAAGGCTGTCTCGGGGCCTGAGACGGAACTGGCCGCATTACTGACCGCGAATAACATAAGAGTTATCCGGCGAGACAGGAAGTTACTTACACCCCTGACAGACAACTATAATAGTAACCAAATAAAAGAGATTGATTTGGTTTTACCTGACCTACACCTAGCGATCGAGTATTGTGGCGTTCTGTGGCACTCAGAGAAATATAAACCCAACAGGAATTACCACCTAGAAAAGCTTGAACTGTGCCTAGCAAAAGGGTACAGACTTGTAACTATATTTGAAGACGAGTACGTCTACCGCAAAGACCAAACAGTTGCTTTGCTTTCTAAAATAGTAGGCATAGCTAAAGCGGAGAAGATTCCAGCGCGTAAGTGTATAGTGAGAAAGGTCTCTTCAGAAGAAGCGAACAAGTTGATCTCCGCAGTACACCTGCAGGGGCCGGCAAAAGCCACGTACTATTATGGTCTGTACTACGGAGAAGTAATGGTCGCTTGCGCCTCGTTTTCCAAACACCGAGTTTTCATAGGGGGTACAAGCGACCCAGACACCATAGAGCTGGTGAGATTCTGTACACCGCATCAATACAGTGTTATGGGAGGGCTAGGAAAGCTAGTTAGTTACGCTAAAAAAGACCTAGCGGTGCGAGAAGTGCAAAGCTACGTAGATCGTCGGTGGTTTACAGGGCAAAGCTACCTAGATAACGGCTTTGAGCTTGTATCAAAGACCTCGCCCAACTACTGGTATATTAAAGGCAGAAAGAGACTGAGTAGGTATACTTTTGCCAAACACCGCCTGGAGGATAAATACAAAAACGGCGAACTGGCCTTTTATGACGCGGCTTTAAGCGAAGCGCAAATTATGGAACTAAACGGCTACTTAAAGATATATGACTGTGGGAGCTTAAAAATGCTACATAGATAAAAACAAAGGGCCTTTCGGCCCTTTGTTTTTGGCGGTCAATTCAGCTTAAGAATTGCTGAAGTCAACCACCTGGATAGCCTCCTCACGGAAGCGATAGACGAACTCGCTCATATCCCATCGCCAAAATGTGCTTCTGGTCATGATCTGAGCTTCGGTAGCTGCATAATTGGCCGCGACATTAGTGACACGAGCGAGAGCGTAGCGCGTATCCAGCATCACGAACTGATTGGCCGGAACCACACCGTCAGGCACCACCAGATAGCGTGGCTGGGAGGTGGCGAAGTTGATCAGGGTGGGATTGCCGGGGTTGAGACCGTAGGTGCCGGCGTTGCCGACATTGACGCCGCTGGTAGTGGGGTCACAAACCACCGGACGACCGCTGCGGCGCTCGATAGCCAGGTAAGAGTCCATCGGGCCGAACATCATGTTCCAGCTGTAGATGCGGGTGGGGTCCCACAGCATCTTGGTATAACCGAGATGGGTGATCTCACCGGCGCCGGCATTGGCGTCGTAGTCGGTGAAGTCGGTCGGGGTGATGGCGCTCTCGCCGGCATCCGCATTGCCGGTAACGATGGCATTCAGATCACGCCACAGGTGACGCATCCGCTGGCCCATGGTCTGCTCGCGCACGATGATGGCCACTTGGTCGATAGTCGCGTCCCGCATGGCCTGTTCACTCATTTGCAGGCCGATGGAGATGGCTCCCAGCGCCTTAGACGACTGGCTGGCGGTGATGCTGATCATGTTGGCCGGCATCTGGTTCTGGCCGATCGGGCGCATGTCCTGTCCCTGCGGGGCCGTGGTGTTGATCACCGGCTGAGTCCAGACCTCAGAGGTGATGGACGAGTTCATGGCGAACATCTGATTGAAGGCAGCTTCCTCGGCGCCATAGTCGGCCTGCAGCTCTTCCTCGATGAAGCCCAGCACGATCTCAGGAAAGAACAGGCGGGAGGCGGGGGTGGAGCCGCCAATAGGCCCCTTCGGCGAAACGATGCTGTTGCCGCCGGCCAACTGGAAGCCAGACATCTGCTGACTGCAGGTACCGTCCAGAATGTGCTTGATCGTAGTCGGCATGATGCCGTACTTGCGATCACCACGAGGGAAGATGCCCAGGTAGCGCATGCCCTGCTCGAAGGCAGAGCCAAAGTTAGGGTCGGCATCGGAGTGACGGGCGTTGACCACGGCGGCAGCCCGCATGTTGTGGTCGGACGCCAGCCGGTAGTCCTCAAGCGACATATAGCCTGTCTTGGTGTTGCCAGTGCTGTCGCGATACTTGAATTCCGCTTGCATTTCAATAACCTCTTGATTAGACGCGACGCAGCATGACTTGCTTGCCGGCACCCTGGACACCGTAGTAGGCCAGGACCATCCACTTGAACGTGGGGCCGATCGGCACGGTGGTGGTGGAGTCCACCTCGAACTCGACGGTGGCCTTCTTCACGTTGGCGCCAAGGGCAGGCGTCTGGGTGCCGATCGCCGTAGCGGTACCGGCCACCACCAGGTCACCGACCTGCAGATCGCCCACCTCGTCCACCGCCAGCGCTTCGTGACCGCAGTCACAGACCACGCCACCGACGCCATAGCCGCCCTGGGTGGCCGCTTCGACGGACTCGATGAAGCCATAGATTTCGTCGCCATCGGCGGCGGCACGCACCTTGTCGTTGTACAGGACGACGGGCTTGCCGATGTCCTTGTAGCTGAAGGTGCTGCCATTCCCGTCCAGGGCCTCGGTGCGGGCGGGCAGATAGGGATTGATGCGGGGCGCCCGGTAGGAACCGCCGAACCGCTCAGTCGTGTTCACAGACCATGTCATGGTGCTATCCTCGGATTACTTGATCAAAAAGAGACGTTGTTCGCCGGCATCCTGCGGCTCGCGACTGGTATCGGTCTCCGACCGGGCATGCGCTCCCACCGGCATGACCTTCTCAAACTGAGCCTTGATCTCAGCATAGTGGGCCGCCAGCACGGAAGCGGGCAAACCCGTCAGATTGGTGGGGGTCTGACGCAGCGCGATCTGCAGCTTATTGGTTGCCTCGCGCACGATGGGGGCCAGCTGCTCTTCGGCGGCAGCCAGCTTCACGCGCTCCTGCTCCGCCAGACCCAGCTTGACCCGCAATTCGTCCAGTTCGCCGCGCACTGCCTTCAATTCGGCGGTGAGATACGCAGTCATGGATTCCGGCTCCGGCTGGGCCGGCGGCTCAGACCCTTCGGCCTTCACCTCGACCACGGGCGGCACCTCTGGCACCTCCACCTCTTCGTGCGGGACGGCGGAAAGATCCACCCCCGACGCCACGGCGGCTTGCTCAGCCTCGGAGGGGAAGTGAACTTGCTTGGTCATATCGTTACCTCGGCTCGTCGGCTGAGTAGAGAAAGAATAAGTACGATTATTACGGGTATTGTCACGCACTTTCCATTGATTGACAAGTGCATTTAGGGTAGTGGCCGGTCCATCCGCCAGGCCGATCTCAATGGCCTTCTCGCCAAAGAAGGTCTGGCCCTCGCCCCATGCCTGCCGTCCGCCCCGTAGTGCCGGACGGCGGGATTGAATATGGTCGATGAAGAATTGGTGCAGCTCCTCGCCCTTTTGCTCCACTTCGCGCAACCCCTGCTCTGAAATCGGCTCGGCGGGATGTAACAGCGCCTTGAACTGACCAGAACGGACCACTTTTACGTCGATGCCCTCCTCTTTCAGTCGCCGCGCATAGCTGCGGATGGTGGAAATGACCCCGATCGAGCCTACTTCGGCCATCTTATCGACGCGCAGCGTGTCATTCACCGCCGCCAACCAGTAGCCCGCCGACAGCGCCATGCCGCTGGTGTAGGAAACCGTGTCCGGCACGGCCTCTTTCGCCGCAGCCAGCACCTCCGTCAGTCCATTGATCCCGCTCGCATCCCCGCCCGGGCTATTCCACACATGGACGATGCGGTTGATCTCGCCATCTGCGTGCATTTCCACCAGTTGCTTCGCATTGCGGGCGATCATCGGGTAGGATGTGATACCAAAGTACCGATCCAGCCAGGATTCCTGTGCCGTCAGCGGGCCGTCGACCAGCATGAAGCCGATGCCGTCCTCGACCTGGATCAGCTCACGGTCCTCGGCATCCTCATCTTCGTCCTCATCGTCCTCGATGTAGAGCTTGGGCGGGTACAGCGCTGGGTTCTGCTGGTACAGCTCGATCGCCGTCAGCACCTGCTGCAGCGATGCCTCCGTTCCGAGCCAGAAATCTGAAATTTTAATCATTTCAAGTACCTATGGTTTAGAGGCATTGTCAGACCCGCCCCCCGACGTGGGCGTGGGTGGGCTGATCTGCCGATTACGGCTGTTCGTGGCGGCCACCGGAACCGCATCCGCCTTGATCGGCGCCTGAAACCCAGACCCCGCCAGCTCCTGCGCTCCCGCCGGCAGCGACCCCAGGCCCAGCATCACCTGCGCCTCGTCGTCATTGATCCGCCCTAGGCTCAGCAGCTCCAGCACCCGGGCCTGCTTGATCTGAAGATAGGCTTCCAGCTCGTTCTGAGGCCGCAGGTCGATGTCATCGAACGCGAAATCGACGTACACATCCGCGCCGTACAAGCGGCAGGCCAGGGTAAGCGCCCGGCTCAACACCTCTTCCACCGGATGCTGGAACAGCGCCGCCGTCTTGGTCGCCAGCAACGCCTCCGTCGACGACGTATTCTGACTGCCGCCGATCCGCAGGCCGAGCATCGACGGATTCGACTTCAGCGCCGACGCCGCCAGCCCGGAAAGTTGATTGATTAAGTCGGAAATTTCCGCCTTTTCCCCGCTGACCTTGAGCGCCGCCACCTCCGCCAGGTCGTAGGTGACCAGCGCATCCTCCGGCGCCAGCAGGGTCAGAATCTGTTCGTGAACCGTCCGCACCTCTTCCAGGTACGCGCTCAGCTTGGCGGCGTCATTCCGCGTCTCCACGGGCGCCGACTGCACCACCTTGTCGTAATTCAGCGAGACGACCAGCCGCGACATCCCCGCCTTGGTAATGACCCGCCACGCATCCTCCAGGAACTGCTCATACCCCACCACCCGCTTCAATCCCGCGTGCAGCAACGGCAGCGCGTACTTGCGGTTGGCCGGCTTCATCGACTCCCCGACCCAGATGGTCGGCAGGTCCAGCTCGATCAGATTGCCGTCCGGCCCCTTCTGCGCCGGCACCTTCCTCCCCTTGCCCTTACTAACCCAAGTAATTGAATCGTAAGGAAAAACATTGAAGCTCGTCGGCAGCCGCACCTTATCCAGCACCAACTCCAGCCCCACCCCGCCCGTCAACACCACCTCCAGCAGCATCGACTCCAACAGCGCCCCCAACCCCCGCTTATCGCTATAGCCTTGCGCATAATCCCAATCCGTCGCCAACGACGCCAATATCGTCTCCGCCGCAATCGTCCCCCCGCGATCAAACTCCTGTGTCGCCGTGCTGTACGTGCGGATCTGAAACGACGTGGCCGCCATCGCCACGAAATTCGCCACCGCCGTCGAGAGAATGTCATTCGTCTCGAAGAAGGTGCGCATCGCCGCCGCTGCCGAAGCCGCTCGCCGCGTCTCCCGCACCGACCGATTCATGTCAATCGCATCATCCCGAGGCACCGCATCCCCCGGGGGCACGGCACTAAAGGGGGTCTGCGCCCTGGCCCGGTTGATTACCCGGCGGGGAAGTACGACGGCAGGAGCGATGGCCATAATGGAGAGGAGCCAGACAGAAGGGTATAGGTTCGATTATAACGACAACCTTGAGCCGTGCAATGGATTTTTTCCCTGAATCCATCCCGTCGGCGTCCCATCCTCCATCCGCACCTTGCCGATCAAGCGTCCCAGCGTCATCCCTGGCAACACCCCGCCACTCTCCTGCACCATCTCCTGCGCCAGCCACGCATAGAAAATGGCAAAGAACCAGTGCGTCGCCGGGTCCGTCGCAATCCACTGCGCCTGCTCCTCCCCCACACTGTCGTAATTCAACACCCGCTTCATCCGCTGCAAATGCTGCCGCACCTCCTGCTCGGATATCCCACTTCCCTGCTCAGCTGCTAACCCTGCCGGCAACTTCACCCGCCCCTTATTGAACGCCTCCACAAACGCATCCAGCCCCCGCGTCCGATTCACCTTCACCGTCCCGCCGATCTCATCCTGCTCCCACGCCGTCATCGTCCCCTTGCCCCGCCCCCGCACGAAATAACACCCCCACACCTGGTTATACGGCAGCCGGCCCTGGGCATACTTGGGCAACGTCACGTCCGGCGCCGCGTCAATCACCCCCTGCACACAGTTAAAGTCCTGATAGATCGCTACCAGCCGCTCACCCGCCGCGTTATCCTCCGTCTGCCGCGTCGTCTCCAACCGCAGCACCTCAAACACCCCATTGACCTCCTTGCCGATCGCAATATGCGATACCTTGCCCACGTCCACCCCCATCACCGCCCCATACACCCCCTCCGCCCGCCGCACCGTGAAGCAGTTATCCAGGGTACGCTGCAGAATCATGTCCGACGACGACTCCGCCGGCTTGCCCAAGGCAAACTGCATCCAGCGCTGGGTATTCTTATAGAGTTTCAGATCGCCGAGCAAGCGCTGACAGGTGCGCAACTGCGGCAACACCAGCGGGTTGGCGTCAAATGACTCGATCTCCCGCTCCGGATACGCCGGTACCCACGCCCGCCGCGCTGGGTCGGCCAAATTCGCCGTGCTGATGGGGTCATGACAGTGGCGACACTGAATATAAGCCTGTTCCACATACCCCGGATACCGATCCAGTTCCCGATAATCCAACTCCTCTATCTTCCCATCATATCCCGGTAACACCATATCCTCTACCGGGTCCACCACCACCCATTGTCCGCACCGGTCGTGATAGCACATATACTGCTTCTGTGAGCCCTGTTCATACAGATAGCTGATGTCCGAATGCGGATGTAGTGGCGAGCTGAACTGGCGAATGATCTTCTCACTGTCGCTCTGGTGCCCCAAACGCGAAGTAAATACGCTCACCACCGTCGGATCGCAAAACGCATACTCATCAATGAACAGGGCGCGGGCCGGAATCGAAATC